CTACTAAAAAAGAAGACTCTGCGGGAACAAACTGTTCGGAGTACACTCCAGACTACGGAATGTGCGATGACGGGTTAACTGAAAAAGAAGACGCAGAAGGCACTAACTGTCCCGGCCCAGAGCCTGTAGTCAATGAAGGTGACCCTTGTAATTTAGAAGACGGAACAAATGGCACATACCAATATGTAGACGGTGAACTTCACTGTATTCCTGAACCACCTGAGTTTGGTTTTTGTCAAGACGGAGTAACTGAGAAAGAAGACGCAGAAGGTACTAACTGTGATGAATATACCGGCGGCACACCCACAGGACCAGACGGTATTAAGTGTGAAGACGGTTATCCACAAGGTGCTTTAACTTTTGCACTTCAAGATCAACAAAAGTGGTGGACAGGCAACTGCGGAGAATACTGCAACGACGGAACTCTAAGACCTGAAAGTGGAGTCTGCGAGGGCGAAGGTGGTAACGGCCCTGACGACCTGTGTGACGACGGTTCTGAGCCTTTCTATATTAATTTTGACGATGACAAAGATGGGGCTTTTACAGACCCTCGTGACGGAAAGAACTATACCTACGACCCTTGCGACCAAACTCAGCCACCTGTTGAAGTGCCCGGTCCTGATGATGGCAACGATGCGTGTCCCGACCCAAATCAAGTACGCAGAGGCGGCATCGCTGGTGCAACTTGTGTAACACCGGGTCAAGTTTGTTTTGCGGAGCCTAGTAAATATCCCGGAGACTCTACAACTACACAGCAAGGACAGTACAGCACAGAAGGTTTCTGTATTGATGTCAGCGGTGGTCAATGTACAAACGGTAATACACCTGAGTATTTACCTGAAGATACTGACCAAGATGGTGCTTTTTTCTACGACGGTGATTCAGTTACCTATGACCCGTGTGCAGACGACCTCTCCAGTTCTATGTACTTTACACCGGCTCCTGAGTTAGTGTGTAACGATCAAAACGCAGACCCGCCTGCAGGTGACGACGGTGGCTGTGGTCCTTGTAAGAGTGATTATGCCAAGCCAGAAGGGTACGACGTTTGTACTTCAATAGTAGATATATGTGCTGCACAAAATGTTCCCGGCTACGGACCAGACGATGCACCGTGTAAAGACATAGACACCACAGATCCGTGTACACAGGAAGACCCTAACTCTGAATCAGATGGTCAGGGAGGATGCCGGTGTAAGCAAGACTACGCGCTGGATAACGTCGAAGGTAGCCCGACATTTGGCACTTGTCAGCCCACAAAATTACCACCAGAAGTAACCTGTCAAGACCCTAATGCCACAAATTACGACCAAGAGGGTGAATGCGGTCCGTGTAAAGACCTCTACGACAAGCCAAAAGGGTACGATGAGTGTGTTCTTATAGAAACACTTTGTCAAGACCCACAGTACGCAGAAGGTAACGAGCTTTGTCAGGGACCGTGTGATGATGGTAAAGTTGAATTTATAGACGAAAACGGAGAAATATTCTGTGATGCTCCTTGTGCATACAACGATCAAATCGCTTCATCAAGTCTTGATTGTGTTGCTCCAGAGTGCGCTAACGGAGCCACAGACTACCCTGACTGCGTTACGTGTCCTTCAGGTCAACGCATAAACCCTGAGACTGACAAGTGTGAAGAAGTAGACTGCACTGATCCTGCTAATGCTTTGTTCTGTGGTTGGGTAGAGTGTGATGATGGGACTATGGCTCCTACACTGGGTGACTGTGAACAAGAAACTCCCTGTAGTGATCCAGAGTACGCCGCTACTCATCCTTTAGAATGTGGCTGGGTAGAATGTCCTGATGGTTCGTGGGCTAAAACAAGGGACGAGTGTGAAGAAGTAACCTGTGAAAACGGAGCCACTGACTACCCTGATTGTACCGTGTGTCCTGAAGGTTCGTCGATGGACGCAGAAGGTAACTGTGTTGATTGTTCAGACTGTAGCTGTGCTGAGTACGCCGCAGCTAATCCTGAGGAGTGTATTACGCAGCCTCCTGTAACTCCTCCTCCTAGCGGTGGTGGCGGTGGAGGCGGTGGAGGTAGTATGTTTGATCCGTTTATGGCTGGCATAAGTTACACACCACAAGCTGTACCAGAGCCTCCTGCACCGGCTCAGAAGGACTACATGGCTGAACTAGACAACATAATTAAACGAAGTTTGTTTGAGGGCATGGCATAAGATGACATATTTAAACTTAGTAAATAACGTCCTCAGGCGCTTACGTGAAAACGAGGTGTCTAGTGTACAAGATACAACCTACAGTAAGCTGGCGGGTGATTTTGTAAACGACGCTAAGAAGATGATAGAGGATGCTTGGGATTGGTCAGCACTAAGGACTACCCTAACTGTAACTACATCTGCTGATATCTTTAACTACGTTCTCACTGGGTCACAAAATAAGATTAAGGTACTAGATGTAATCAACGACACCTCAAACATCTTTATGCAGTACAATACGCAGCACTGGTTTAACGATAAGTACTTGAACCAATCACCACCCAGCGGCTCACCTGAGTACTACACGTACAACGGCCTTGATGCTAGTGGTGACACTCAAGTAGACGTTTACCCTAAGCCTGATGGTGTGTACAGCTTACGTTTTAACTGTACTCTTAGGAACGCTGAGTTGAGTGCTGACACAGATGTACTGAGTATACCTAGTCAACCCGTGATACACCTAGCGATAGCTCTGTTAGCTCGTGAGCGTGGCGAGACAGGCGGTACATCAGCACCTGAGTACTTTGGTATTGCTGATAAGTTTTTGTCTGACGCGATTGCTCTGGACGCACAGAAGCACCCTGAAGAAACCATCTGGTACACTCCGTAGGAGCCTGACGTATGGCACAGCCGCTACAAAGTATTAACTTAGTTGCTCCTGCGTTTAAAGGAGTCAACACAGAAGACTCTCCGATTGCACAGGATCCGTCTTTTGCTGAAATCGCTGATAACGCTGTGATTGACAAGCGTGGGCGTATTGCTGCACGTAAGGGTGTAGACTTGTTGACTGCTGTTAACACACCTCTGGGCGCTGATTACGCTGTTAAGCTGCACCACTTTTACGATGACGCAGGTAACGAGGAAGTCTTTGTCACTGGTAACAACAAGATATTTAAGACTGCACAGACGACTAATCCTGATGACACGCTGACAGACATTACTCCGGGTTCGTACACCATTTCTGCAGACAACTGGAAGATTGTAAACTTTAACGATAAGGCTTACTTCTTCCAGCGTGGACAAGAGCCTCTGGTGTACGACAACGCGACAGGACTCAGGACGTTCGGTACAGCAACAGGTACTACGACTAACACTAACTTCTACTGTCACGAGGCTCTAGCCGCTTACGGTAGGCTGTGGATCGTAGATAACGCAGCAGACACACAGACTATATACTGGTCTGACCTGCTGATAGGCACAGACTTCACTGGTGGCTCCAGTGGTTCTATAGATGTATCTAAGGCTTGGCCTGATGGGTACGACGAAGTACGGGCACTAGTTGCTCACAACAACGCTCTGCTAATCTTAGGCAAGCACAGCATCATCGTGTACGCTAACGCCGTTAGTCCAGCAATTATGGCTCTGTCTGATACCGTTGCTGGCGTTGGGTGCATCTGTAGAAACTCTGTACAGCACATAGGTACTGATGTGTTGTTTATGTCTCAAAACGGCTTGAGGAGTTTTGGTAGGACTATACAAGAAAAGTCACTACCGCTGTCTGATTTGAGTGTAAACATAAAATCTGAGATTATTAGTTTGATTGAAACACGGACTGCACCAACGGCGTCTGTGTATAGCCCTGAGAACTCTTTTTACCTCATTACGTTTCCTGACAGGTCAACTACGTACTGCTTTGATCTCAAGGGTAAACTAGAGAACAACGCTTACAGAGTCACACGTTGGACCTCTGCACCGTTTAAGTCTTACGAGAGAAAGAACGACGGTACGCTCCTTGTAGGTACTGTGGACGGCGTAGGCGAGTACGCAGGGTACGCAGATGAGTACAACGACTCAGGTACGATTAGGACTTCCAGTTACCGCTTTAGGTACTACAGTCCCGGATTGACGTTTGGTGATCCATCTAAACTTAAGTTCCTAAAAAAGCTACGCCCTACACTGGTTGGTGCTAACAGCGCTACTGTGTTTATGAAGTGGGCATACGACTTTGGTACATCATACAGTACACAAGAGTTTACGGTAGGTAATCAGACTCCCTTCTACTTTAACGAAGCAGCTTCAGAATACACAGTTGCTGAGTTTACCGGAGGAGCAACAACAACCAGACCTCCTGTTAACACTACAGGCGCTGGCACTATTATTACTATTGGTCTTGAGTCAGAAATAAACGGTTTTGCTTTATCTCTCCAAGAAATTAACGTATTAGCACTAATGGGTAAAACACTATGAGCAACTATACAAAGACAACTAACTTTGCTGCTAAGGATAGTTTGCCTTCTGGAGATGCTGGCAAGATTATTCAAGGCACTGAATTTAACACAGAGTTTGACGCTATTGCGGTTGCTGTTGCAACTAAGGCGAACACGGCTTCACCTACGTTTACAGGTACTGTTACTATACCTAACTTGACGTTTACAGGAACTCTGTCTACAGGGACGATTGATGGAGGCACTTACTGATGACTAGTTTTTTTGAGAAATACTTAGGGCCGCTTTTAGGCATCGGTGCAGGTGTTGGCGGCGGTCTGCTAACTAAAGAAGCTATAGACCGGCTGAGTAAGATTGGTGAACAGTCTATAGCGGGTACTTCTTTTATTGATCCTCGTACAGGAGAGGAAATGTACGTTCCCGGTGCTTACGGATTAGCACAACAAGCCGTAGGAATGTCTCAGTTTAAGCCGTTTACTGTGGCGTCTACAATGGGTGGTAGCTTTGGTGCAACTCCTCAGTTTGATCCTGAAACTGGTGCGTTTACTGGCGTAGGCACAAGCATGGGTCTTTCTGACCCAGAGAAAGCGTTCCAACAGTCTATGCTTACTCGCGCTCAAACTCAGCTTGCTGGTACTCCTTTTGGTCAACAAGCAGGACGAACTGCTGCAGGACAAGCGTTTGGCTTAGGTAGCGGCATGATGCGGGACTTGCGTGACACTGACATGGCGCAACGCGAGCAAGACATCTACGGACGTATCAGGGCTGCACAGTCTCCTGAGGAGCAACGACAGGCACAGGCAATGGAAGAGCGTCTGGCTGCGCAGGGACGCTTAGGTGTACAGACTGCACAGTTTGGTGGCACACCGGAGCAACTAGCGTTTGGTAAAGCACAAGCAGAAGCTAGAAACTCAGCTATGCTGCAGGCTATGGGCCAAGCACAGGCAGAACAATCACAGTTGGCACAGCAGGCACAGATGTTTACAGGCATGGGTAGTCAGTTGTCTCAGGCAGACTTGCAACAACTAGCGGCACAGCAGAACTTAGGTGTTGGTTCTATGGGCGCTGCGTACCTACCACAGACTCAGATGATGCAACTACAGCAGGCTATGATGCCTTATCAGCAGATGCAACAGCAGGGACAGTTGTTTGGCGCTGGTCAGTACGGTGAGACAATGATGAGTGGTCTTGAGGCTAGGTTGGTAGCAGAGCAAGCGCAGGCTAATCTGTTGGGTAGCTTAGGTACTAACATTTTAGGTGGACTCTTTGGCGCACAAAAAAGCGGTGGAATCTTTGGAGACATCTTTGATTTATTTGGTGTAGGTGGTGGAGATGACGATAGTGGTAGCACAGGCAGCACAGGTGCCACAGCTTAAAGGAGAAATTTAATCATGGCTAGATTTTCACAACAGATGCTAAAAGGTCTTTTGAACCCAGCATACCAGCAAGAGTTAGGTCAGGTTGGTCGTGCTATTGGTGGCGCTCCGGGTCGTATGATGACACGGCAGGCTACACAGAGAAGCCAAGCAGAGATACAGGAGTTGTTACAGCAACACGCGA